GCCGAGATGGCAGCAATGGCGATTTGAGTGGCGTTGCCGGCATTGGTCAGGGTGTAGCGCAGTTGCAGTTGGTAGAATTCAATCGCGAGCTCCTGCACGATGATGCGCTGGCCGGTTCCCGCCGCCAGGACGGTCGTCCAATTCGTCTGCCCCTGCACCCGATACTCGATCTTCACGCTGATGTTGGCGTCGTGGGTGGCGAGGAAAATGCCAATCGCGTGCAACATTTTGAGCTTGTGCACCGAGTCCATCGAAAGCCAGGCGGTCGTCAGCGTTGCCGTCGCGGCGCGCTTGTAGGTGCTGGTGTGGTGTAAGCCGAGTTGGTTGCTCATAGCGGGTTCTCGTCCGTGTAAGTGCCGCTGCCGATCAGCAGCAGCTCGCCGCCCAGGTTGTGCAGCGCCGGGACGTGCAGCGTACCGGCGTGCGCGACCATCGTGAGCGGCATAAAGGTGCTGAAGGTTTTGTTGGGCCGCAGCAAATCTATATATTGCGGCGCCGGATTGTAGGAATACTGGCTGCGCAGGTCGTAGTAGAGCAGATGGGCGCGCCAGTTGAGGATACCGAAGTTTTGGTGTTCCTGCGCCAGGCCAACGCTGGGGGTCTCGGCGATCAGCTCGATCTGGCTGCCGTTGAACTCATAGAGCATCAGCGAGTCGGCGTTGCTGCCGCCCCAGATCAACTCGCTGGCATGCTGGATGCCCGGCGAAAAGTAGAAGTTGTCGTCGTGGACGGCAAAGAGCGAGCCATACGCCAGGTAACGCCCCGATCCCGCCACGCTGGCGATCTCGGAGATGCCCGCCGAATTCAAACGATAGATGTCGAGGCTGCCATCCGGGCGGCTGGCGGCGTAGAGGATGTAGCCGCGGAAGTGCGTCAGGAATTGCGGATCGAGCGGATGCGCCGGCGTATAGTAGGCTTCGAAGGCTGTTTCAGCAGCATTCAGCCGCATCACCGCGCCGTTGGCGCGGAGCAGATAGACCTCGTTTTCGACGACGGCCAAAATCCTGGCGTCGCTGCCAACGTAGATCTGGCTGTAGGAGGTCCCGGTGTGCGCGCCGGCCCACACGCCGCTGGTGCTGATCAGGTAGATTCTGCCGTTGTAGTAAACCGCATTGCGTTTCGCCTTCCCGGCCACATTCCCGGTCACGTTGGTAGTCTTCACATAAAAGTCCTCTTCGAGCAAGCTGGTGATGTAGAAAACCTGCACGCTGTTGGTGTTGTAGTTCTGCCCGATGAAGGAGTAAACGCCAAAGTATCCCGCGCTGATAAAGACTGCCGCATGCTTGTAGAGCCAGTCCTGCGGCAGCAATACCTGATTGGACCAGGCCGGAGCCAGGCGCAGGCGCGTCTTGGTCTGGTCGAGGTAGAGGTTTTCGGAGGAGTAGTAGTCGCCGTCGTGGTCGTAGTGCGTCACGCCGGCGTTCTTGAAGGTTGTTTGAACGAATTCGCAGACTTTGACCGCCATCACCAGCCTCCGTTTTCCCAACGATCAAGCGCCGGCGTCGTTGCAATTCCCGCCGCCCGCGCCGCTGCCTGGCGCGCCAAACGCGCCAGGCCATTCCGAAAATCACGCAATTGCTGCTCGCCCCACTCGTTCATGCGCTGCGAAGTCCAGCCGTCCACGTTCACCCGGTCCGCCACGCTCAGCGCGCGGCTGCGCGCCGCATGTCCTGTGGCTCCGACCACAGTCAGACTCACATGTTCATCCGGCAGTGTGGTTGCAGTCGCCGCGTCCAGACCGTTCAGGGTATGCCGCGCGGTGTAGAAGACCCTCACCACGTCGCCGGCCTGCGGTTCCAACCCGTCGTCAATCCACAAGACTTTGCCGGGCCACTCCTCGAACTTGCGCCAGGCCGGAGGGTAATCCGTGGCGACATACTCCCACCACACCCGCTCCACGTGCAGCAGCGGGGGCAGCGACGCCAGGCTAACCTCGCGCCCTGCGCTCGCCAGCGTCACCGACCCCACCGCGCGGTGCGGCTGCACCTGCGAAAACTCGTCCAGCGCCAGCCGGATCGCTTCATCGCGCGCGCCGGTAGTCCAATGCGTGTTGCCGGCGTCTTCCAACACCTGCTCCACGCGGTCACGCAGATCGGCTAACGTCGCAGCCATACCACCGCTTTGATCTTGTCGCCGTCATTCGCCTGGGCCGCCACCAGCTTCAGCCGTCCGTGGACCACGTATTCCCCGTAACCCGTCAAAGCGCCGCCCACATTGTCATTGAGCGCGCGCCGGGGATACAGCTTGGCATCGGCCGCCACGCTCGCCCGGTTCACAATCGCCTCGCCAGCCGGATCACTTTCGTCCGCCAGCGTCACATCGGTCGTGGCCGGATCGTCGCCGGCATACGTCACCATCACCGCCAACACCTCGCCGGCCACCGGCGCGCTAAACGCCGTCGCCCCCGCACTCCCATCGGCCCCCGTGCATACCGCCTCGATTTCAACCCTTTCGATCATTCCCGGCTCCCCCTCTGCGTCTCCGCGCCTCAGCGCCTCTGCGTTGTAAAATTCCGGGGTAGGCAGCGGGCTAATCCCCTGCTCCCCGATCCCCGAAACGAAATCCACCGCCACACTCCCCGCGATGGAAAGACACACCAAAATCAACCCGATTAAAGCGGTTTTTAACCGCGCAATGTCTTCCGGCTTCAAACTCAAATACATGGTTTCACTCCCCTTTCTTGAGTACGCGCGTACTCAAAACTTAACTTTCAACAACCAGGTGCAACGCATTTCTCACGCCTGCCAACATCCTTACCAGAACACAGACGCCGTCGCCGATCGTAAGCCCAAGTGCGTCGCACCTTCCTCTTCTCCCCTCTGCAACTTTCAACTTGCCAACTTGCGACTTTCAACCCTCCGCAATGTAATGCTCCCGCAGGTACTTCCGAATCTTCCCCAGGGTGAACTCGCTGACGCTCGCCACGTTCAGCAGAGCTTCATCCGTCGCCTTCACCAGGTCTTCGCACGTCGCAAACCCCGCCGCGTGCAACGCCCGCGCGATCTCCGGCCCCACATACGGAATCGCCGTAAAGTCATCCTCCTGTTTCCCTTCAGGCTGAGGGGCTTTCTTCTTCTTTCCGACTTCTGCCTTCTTCCCTCTGCCTTCTTCCTTCCCCGGCCTCCACTCCACCGCCCCGCCCGGGAGATGCAGCGTCAACCCTCCATCTCCCTCTTCCTCCACGCGGTACACCGGCCCGCTCAGGCCCAACTCGGCCAGGGCCAGGTCGAAATTGCGCGGCAACGTCTCCATCTTAGGCCGCGCAGAACAAGACCACGCACACATTCGCCATGTGGCTGGCGTGATCCGTGATCGTGACACTGACCACGTCCCCATCCTCGACAGCGGGATACTCGTTACCCGGGTTGCTCAGCAAAGCGCCGTCGAACTGCTTCTTCTCGTACTCCGCCGGCGCGCCGCTCACCCCGAACGACTTGGCGACCAGGAACCCATCAGCATCTGCCGCAGTCCCCACCGCAATCGTGCCGGCGTTCGCGCTCGTGTTCACCGCGCTCACCCCCAAAATCTGCAACGGTCGCTGCGCCTTGAACGTGAACGTATGGTTCGCCGCCAGCGTCCCCGGAATCGTAAACGTCATCGCAATCTGATCCACAACTTACCTCCTATCTCTCTCTTTCCTAACTAAAAAACTCTCTGTGTCCTCTGTGCGCTCTGTGGTGAAAATCTTTCTTACACGTTGTGCTTAAAGAGCCCCCGGTAATCCATCGGCCCGGTCGCAAAGAAGAACCGCACCTTCACCGGCAGCACGTCATTCGTGAACATCAGCCCGGCCGTAGGCGATGCGACGGAGAAGATCTCCGGAGTGCGCCCGTAACGATACCCGATCCCGATGCTCGGATACAGCGCCGGATCGGCCTGCGCCATCCAGTTGGCCGTGTTGGTCCAGAACGGGCACACCACCAGCCGGTTGCGCGCATTGCGCAGCCGCGTCTCGCGCGTCTCGCCCTCCGCGTCCACGTTCACGTCGTTGAAATCCGTCCCCGGCTTGCCCTCCGAGGCCAACGTCTCCAACCCCAGGTCTTCCAGATCAATCGGCACCCACAACAGCCGTGGCCGCAACACCGCCCCCAGGCGCTCCCCAGAATTCGTCTCGCCCAACTTCATCATCGCGATCTTGGTGGCGCGCCAGCTCGCCAGGCTCAAAGCGCTGGTCCCCAGGTTGCCGTTGGAGGCGTGGAAGAGCGCGCGTTGATTCGAGGCATCGTAGTAGATGTTCGGCCCCACGCCGCTGTTGGCGGTCGCGATCCCGGCGATGGCCTTGCCCAGCGTCAGCCAGGCCGCCTGCGCCAGAGCGCCGGGGGCCGCGACGACCTGCTGGGTATCGTCCTTGTCAATCGCTTCCAGCGTGATCCCCAGGTAGCCGCCCTTCTTCACGAAGTCTGCCCGCTGCGCCAGGTCGCCCCAGGTCAGCTCAGCGTAAGCCTGCCCGGCCGGCACGGTGGGGAGCTCCCCAACTCCGCCCAACGTGATCCAACGGATTTGCTGCAAGCTCCCGAAGTCCTGTTCGGTGACCGCAGATTCCCACCAACGCGGATACGTGTTGAAGCGGTTGACCACCACCTTGTTGAGCACGTTCGCCACCAGATTGGGCATCGTGGCCGCCGAAACGGCGGCGAGCGTTACCCGGTCCGCATGGAACATCCCCGTCATCTCGTAATCGCCCGAAAGCAAGACGTAGGCTTCGCGGATGCCGGTCAGCGGGTGCACATCGGCAGGCGGGCGCGTTCCCGAAAGCAACGCGGTCAAAGCGACCTCGACCTGATCCAGCGAGCTGCGCATCCCGTGGATGCCGGCAGCCGGTGGATTGTCAATCACCGCGCTGGCGACGGCATCGGTCTGCGCCTGGCGCAATTGCTGCACCTCGGCCGTCAGCGCGCCGATCTGCGCGGAAAGCTGCGCCAAAACGGCGTCGTTCTCAGACGGAACACTCTTCGCAGGAGCGCTTTCCGTTTGAGTCATCACCGGCGCGGCAGCCTCGGCTGCCGGCGCTTGAATTCCTTCCAACTTCGTCATGGTTCCTCCTACCAATGAATTGAGCACCCGTTCCACCTTGCCCCCGGCAGCCGGGAACAGAACGGTATCCCCCGACCAAACCTTCAGAATGTCGGCGCAGACACGCGGATCGTCCGGATTATTCCTGTCGGCCCACTGCACCGACAAGTCCGCGCTGATCCCCACCGGCGCGACGGCCAGCCCCGCTTCGCGGTCCGCCAGCCAGGCATCGAAAATGCTTTCCAGCACCCGCCCCGCCGGCGTGTTGGCGATCCTCAGCGTGGTTTTCACCGCGTCATCGGACAACACCGCGTCTTGATGCGTAGCCGCCCACTTCTCCACATCCGGGCCGATCCACATATCGGCGTGATTCAAAAGACACGGCACGCCCTCGAACAGCGCCAGGCGCCGCCCCAACACCTCCACGGGCATCACCCACCCGTTCTTGTTCTGGCCGGCCTCAATAAACGTCACCTCGTAGCGTTTCCCCGGTAAAGGCACTACGCTGCCGGTCAAACTCACTCGTTCCTCGTTCGTTTCAGGCATAAGCCCCTCCTGCGGATGATCCTGAATGTACTTTTCTGCGGCCTCCCGCAACGGCAAAAGAAACACCGGCAGCGGCAGCCCTTGCCGCAGCAGAAAAACCACGTGATACAACCAATGCTTTTGCGCGTCCTCGGACAACTCGCTCACGTCCCCCGGATGATTTACCGGCTCAGATGTCGGCACCACCAGACAAAAACACCCCGGATGCACCGGAGGCTGCGGCGCCGCCTCCGCCTCCCACACCGTCCCGATCAGCTCAAGGCACGCCGCGCAAATCGTGTCCGGGTTCGGGTTCGCATTCGCCCACCGGTAATTCATTCCCGCTCATCCTCATCTTCCGCTTCTTCCGCTCTTCCCGCTTCTTGCGCTTCTTTCGCTTCCGCCGCTTTCCTCTCCACCTTCGCCGCAGCGAGAATCTTCAACACATCTTCCCGGCTATACGCCTCCCCGGCGAACTTCAACAGCAGCGTCAACGCCGTCTCGTCGTCCACCCATCCTTGCGCCGCGATCGTCGCCAGCGCCGTCGCGATGTCCCGCGCCGCCACCGCCAGGTTTGCATTGTCCTCGCGCGCCACCTCCGCCACACTCGCCTGCAGCAACAAATTAGCCGTTGCCGGCAACTCCCTCACCAGGCAATACCGCCGATAGGCCAGCGTCACCAGATCGCTCAACATCCAGATCAACTCCTGCTGCCGGTCGGTGTAGAAGCGCGCGGTGGGCTCGCCCATCTCCCTGGCCGTCGCGTAATTCGTCCCCTGACCCTCGCCCAAATAGTGCATCCCGATGTTCGCGCCGGTAGCCACCGCCAGGCGCAGCGCCTTGCCGTCGTCCTCGGCCTGGCCGGCCTCAATCTTCAGCGAGGGATACGTCACTTTCTCACCCGGCCCGTGAACGTAAATTCCCGCCTCGACCGGATTGGAGTGGCGCAATTGCTGCCGCTTGGTCTCCACCTGCGTATCGTCGTTGATCTCCACATCCATCATTGCTTGTCGCGTGCGCTGCCGGTTCAGTCTCACCCGGTCGGTGAGCCATTCCTGGTAACGCCTGGCCCACGGCAAAACGGGAGTCAGATCGGACTCGCCGCGCGTCGCGTCGAGGGGGCGATTGATGGCCCAATGCAGCATCACCGGGTTGAGGTGGCGATTGGTCAGGAGCCGGTGGGAAGCGGGGTTGGTCACGCTATACCAGCGTTTCGCCGCCCCGATTGACGTCGTCTCGATGTACACCCGCTCATCCTCCCAATCATTGGCCAGCGTCTCGATCTCGCGGATCTGCCGCGCGGTGCGAAAGCGCACATAGCTCATCCCGTCGAGGTGGTTGGTGAACAAAATCGGGAACAGCTCCCCGTCGCGTGTCAGTTGGTCGCAGATCGGGCCTAAGCGCCGCTCCATCTGGTTCTTCGGGTGCGTCCAGAAGTCGTTGACGAAGGCGGCAATCTCTTCATTTCGACTGCCGAACGCGATGCCTTTCCCGACCACATACGAGCGCGTCAGGTTCACAATCCGCCGCACCAGGAAATTCTTGCGCCAGGCCTCCAGCGCGTCTTCGAGGTCGGCGTAAAACTCGGAGTAGGGCCGGTCGCCGGGAGCTGCGTTCAGATTTCCCCATCCGGGGTCGTCGTCCACCCGCGCGGAAATGGAGGCAAGGCGAGCATTGGCCTCGCCGAGCTGTTTCACCAACTTCGGGAAGAAAACTTTCGCCAGGGTCTCACCAAGCGGCATGGTCAATCGCCTCCATTGGGTCGGGCGTCGTTACGCTGAAGCTCTCGGTATTGCTCCAGGTCGGCAGATGCTTCTCCAAGACGGTCAGCAGCGACAATGCCACCAATAGATCATCGTGGCCACGCGCCACCAGGCCATCGTAGGCTGGGCTTTCCCACACGCCCCATTTGAGTAACTTCCCCGGACCGGGACGAATCTCTTTGTCGGCCATCTCCGCTTCATACCAGAACTGCCGTGTGTCGGCGGCCTGATCGTTAACGTAATCCCGCAGCCGCCCGGTGCCGATGATGCCGAGCAGGCCCCAACCGAGGTCGCTTTTCACGGCGGCGCTGAACTCGACCGGAATCACGATTTGTCCGGCCTGGTATGTGATCGTCTCGGAGCGGTCAATGCTGCGCCGCAAAAACGACGCCAGGCCCGCGCCCACGCCGGTCGCGTCCACAATGAAATGGCTGGGGCGCCACTGCTGGTAGAGCGCCAGCAGCCGGTCGTACAGCGCCGCGTGCGGCGTCCCGATCCACAGATAGCGCGTCGCTGTGCGATAAATGGGGAGCGCGCCGGCGCGCAGCTCGTATTCGACGATAGTCAGGGCGGTTGCATCACGCTTGGGGTTTTCGAGCAAAGCCCGCTCGATGGCCGTCCCTTCCTGCTCGTCTTCGCCGGCCACATCGAGGAGAAAAGCATATCGCTTGCCCGGTTCCAGCTCCGTCCGACGAGCGTGATCGCCGCGCAGCAAGGCCAGCAGATCAGCATTGAGCAATTTGCCTTCCGCGTCAATCGTTTCGAGGAAATACTGCGTGCGAATCAGGGGATGGTCGCGCCCAAGGCGCGCCACTTCGGAGGCGACGTACCGCCCGTAGTTGGGCACTTCCCGCGCCACTTTGTCTGCATCCGCCAGGAACACCCGCTTGATCCCGTCCTTGGCCGTCCGGGCCTGTAGCTGAGTGATGGTTTGCGCCAGGAGCGTGTTACTCGTCCAGGCGGTGCCCCACAATACCGTGGTCACGTTGGTCGAAGCCCCCATCGGCTTGAAATCCTTGCTCCACTTGAACGGATCAATATCCTGCGCCTCGTCGCCTTCCAATAATAGCGACGCCGTCGCTCCCACCACGTTCGCGTTCGGCTCGGCCGAGAAGAACAGCGCCCGCGCGTTATGCAATTCGACCATATACCCTTCGCGCCGGCGCCATTGATTGGCGTTCCAGGGATTGTTCAGCCGGTCGGTGAGCCGCAAAATGGAATTGATCGTCTGTGGTTTGAAGGTGGGGGAGGCTTTCACGATCTGCCCGCCGCGCCGTTGGTATAAATTCACCAGGTACGCTTCGAGTTGCCCGCTCAACTCGTTCTTCCCCGATTGCCGCGACATCATCACCGCGAACGTCTCGCCGCGCCCGTGCAACACGCTGTCCAATATGGCTTGCGCCGGTTCGAGTTGATACTGCCGTAGGGGCCGCCCCAGCACCAGGCGTGAAAAATGACTGATGTCGGAAAGCCAATATCGCAGCGCCGCCGCCAACTGCCCCATATCTACGCGCCATTGCGCCGCAACTCCTCGATGAGGCTGCCCAACTGCCCGTAACACGCATCGCCGGGATCGGTCCGATCTTGCAGCACATACAGGAGCAATTCCAACGCGCTGCGCCCTTGCGTCGCCTGGCGATCGTACAGCGCGTCAATCAAGAAGCGCGTCCGGTCGGCAGGGTTGTCCGCATTGGGGACCTGATCGTACCAGGGATGCAGCCGCTCATCCACGAACAGCGCCCGCGTCTGCGACTGGTTGCACGTCGGCCCGCAGACCAACAACGCTTCTTCAAGACGCCGGTACAAATTCGCCGGAATCCCCTGCGGTCGCGGTGTGGTTCGCTTCCGCCGCAGAATTGCCTTTACGACTGACCTTAGCCTTTCTTCACCCACGCCCATCAGATATCCGCCTGTAGTTCGGTGGCCAATTCATCCAACGCCTGCGCAATCGCCCCTGCGATCCCATCCGCCGCTTCGCCGGTGAGCGCGCGTTTGTCGCGCAATAGCCGTCCTAGACGTGAGGCTGTCTGTGCGTGGAGTTCAAACAGATGCGTGAGGGCTGAAAGGTCGGCGTCCGCCGAGGTGAGGTGTGCGTCAATGTAATCCGAAAGCGCCGCCTGCTTGGCCGCCAAATCGGCCAGCACGTCGTCAATCGTGATCCCCGCCGCGTCGTAGGAAGCGTAGACCCCGTGCTTACGCGCGTTCTGATTGCGCGCCGGCGCGCCAGGCTTCTTCCCCGTCCCACCGTGAGCCGCACAGCGCGGCGGATTCGATCCCGGCGTCGCCGCAGCCCGGCACGGCTTGCCCGCGCGCGGCGTCGCCCCGCAAAGCAACTTCTCGGGCAAGCGTCACCCCCCTGACAAAACGGAAAGCGCAGTGATAGAGAATACTAGATATGCTGTTTAGCGTTGATGTATCCACTATATGCAGGGTAGCACACTTGTTCTAATTGTCAACAAATTGAGGGAAGCCAGATTGATTTT